ATGTAACCTTCTTTAACTGCTGTGCCGTTATGAAAGTTTACTTTGATTTCGTTACCAGCCGCTGTTGGCGTTCCGAATAACCTTTTATTAAGTGGTCTTCCCATTTGTTTTCTCCTTTATAGAAGTCCGATGCCCGTTCTATGGGCTACGCTGTGGGTACAGCATAAGTCCGCCTTGCGGCACACTATCTGACACATGTATTTATCATTCTAATATAATACTAGATTTTTTGTAATCTGGGATCATTACTAAGAATATTTTTCTCGCAACGAGGTCTAGATTGACGCTCTTTGATCAGTTTACGTATTATTGCTAAATGACCTAGCCTAGTACGCTCTTTTTTGCGAGCAAGTTCGAAGTCTCTATAGTTCATACCACTCTCCTTTTTACAGTTGAGTGCGTTCCTTCGCATTATGCTACTTCCGTCCTAAATAGGATGAACGTATAATTATTTATTATCGATTACTTGAATTAAATCTTTTTCACGATCTAAATATTTGTAATCCATTTTAGCACAATCCCATTTTTCTACTGCGTCAAACACTATTTGTGGATCTAAATCACTGCATGTGTATACATCTACTTGTACAAGTGCTGGTCTTTGTTCGTCCCAAACATGCACTGCAATATGTGATGTTTCAATAATTGTAACACAAGTCATACCCTTGTTACCTTGCACATCACAGTAGGTTGCAAAAGGACCCATTAATATTTTCATATCAATATCCCTTACTAACGCTTTTACCCAATCTGTAATATTTTGTTCGTACCTGGGAGGATTATGGCATTCTGCTCTTATTATAAGATGTTTATGTTTCATAGGTTTAACATTTATACCTTATTTGCTAGTAAATGTCAACCAGAAAATTTAGCCAAAAAAATAGGGCGGAAAAAACCGCCCTATTTTGATTACTGTAATACCTAAAGTATTAGCTAAAGCTAACGTTTCCGTTAGTAATAGCAACTTTAGATAGGTAGTCTGCCGCATTACCTAAAGATGAAGCTGTGTTTGTTAGCTCAACATATCCGTAACGAGTCATGAAGCTCACAACTGGTTCGAATGATGCTGGATCTAGTACAACACCGCTTGACATTAGAGGAATGTATGGGCAGTAGAATGCTGGTGCATCTGATTCGCTTGAACCTTTGTAACCAACTAGTACGTCTGCACTATCAGCCGCATATGAATCAACATATACTCTCATAGCGTTGTTCAATGTACCTACAAACTTAGTGTTTGTTGGTGCTTCGAACGAACCTTCTGTTGTTCTTGCGAACGCAGAAGTTGTTGCAGATTGTAGGATTGTTAGCGCAAATGGGCTAACAACTGCGTAGTTACCAGCGCCACGTCTTGTACGCTGTGCAATCAAGTTTGCAACTCTGTTGATTTGAACTGCTAAAGCCGCATGTTCGTCACCAACGAATGTTGCTGTACCTGATACAGCCGCTTGATCGTATGTTAGCGCCGCTGATCCTGCTAATGAACGTAGAGATGCTAGGATCTCTTGATCAATTTCAGCAGTAATTTCTTGTGCTAAAGCCGCCATAATCTCAGCTTCGATGTCAATGCCTTGTTGAGCTTGTGCATCTTGAGCCGCTTCAAAAGTCCATCTAGCTGATAGCTTTCTGGTTTTTGCTTCGACTGTTTGCTTTAAGATTTGGATGCTTAGTCTGTTACCAGCAGATCCTTCAAGACCAGCAGTTGCTTGTGCTTTACCAGCATCGCTTCCTGCCGCATCACCTGAATAACCAAGTGCGATCTTAAATGGACTTAGAGCCTCTTCACCTGTAACAGCATCGTCTGCTGTATCAGCATAACGTACTCTTAAAGTATGAATCTGGCCAACTGGTCCAGTCATTGGTTGTACACCAACAAGTTCATTTGCAATGACTGTTGGCATTACACGTCTGATTACTGGTAGGATAACACGGTTTAAAGTAGCGACATTACCTGCAGAAGTAGCACCTGCTGTTGCTGTCTCTGCCAAATACTTCTTAGTATTTTCTAGAGTAACATCCATTACAGATTTCTTGTGACCGTTTAAGCCTTCAAGAAGTGCGCTCTTTGTATCCTGCCAGCGACCTTCTAATAGTTCTGACATTTTTTTCTCCTTAATTAATTCCCGCTAGGCGTTTAATGTCTACTACATTAGAGTAGTTTTGGCTAGCGTCATTACTATCGATAGTTGTTTCTTTATTGCCTGTGATTTCTTTGCCTTCTGTAAGTGTCGCCTTCTTCTTCTCTGGAGTGTTACCCGCTAAAACTGCTGGTAGGTACTTGTCAAAAGCACCTTGTAGTTTTGCAGTCTGAACTGATTCCAGTAAGTCTGTCATAATTTCTTTTTGGTCCTTGTTTAAAGGGCCAACAAGATCGTTTAGTACTTCTTTGCGCTCTGCAAGATCTTTTGCTCTTCTAATTTCAGCATTTTTGCTTTCAACTAGTTTTGCCTTTTCATCTGCAGATGCTTTTGCTTCAGCCAGTTGCTTGTCTTTCAACTCAACAACTTTCATCAACTTAGCAGTTTCAGACTTCTCATTTAAGTAAGAATTAGAATATTCGTTGCTAAATGCTTCAAATAGTCTGCGTCCAAAGTCATTTCTACGTGCTGACTCAATGTCTTCCTTAAGAGTACTAATTTCTTTAGTAAGACCTTTGTCAACTGCTTCCATAACTGCTTTTGAAGATTTTTGGATGAAGTCAGCTTTCACTTTAGCTAAGTGTGTTTTAGCTTCACGAACAAGTCTTACTTTCGTTTCTGCTAAATCTTTCTTGTCTTCGTGGAACTCTGCAAGTTCTTTGCTTAGAGCTTCAACGATAAATTCTTCTAGCTTAGAAAAATTAGAAGCCATAGCTTTTTGATCTTCGTGAAGTTCACCGACTTCTTTGCCTAACTGGTGTAGCACAAAATCTTTTAGTTTGCCAGCATTTTCACGCATAGCCACTGCATATTTTGCTCTAGCCTCAGCTAGTTGCTTGCGATCTTCTGCAAGTTCTGCAATTTCTTCGGTTAGTTTTGACTCAAGCATTTTATCTACTGCTTCAGTCATTAACTGTTTGTCATGCTCATATTTCTGAGCAAACTCTTCACGGAGTTCAGCTGTTGCCGCTAGACGGTGTTCTTTCACCTTCTTTTCCCACGCTTCTTGAATTTCCGCTTTAACTTCTTCGCTTAGTGCAGATCCTTCAAAGAGTGTTTTTAATGCATCCAACATTTGTTTCTCCTTATTACTGGAGGCCGTTGATTATGTTAACCAACGATTCCTTTAGATATTTCTGTGCCTTAGTGTCGTCTCTTGTAGCCTGTGCTAGTTCGTATGCCTTGTACCCGCCGCGAGCATTTAGTAAATGTTCGTAAATTGGCGTAGGATACGCCCCAGGAGCACTAGGCTGTGCAACGACATCCACGGTAATAATTTCAAAATCTGAAACTTCACCGCTTCCGTCTTCTTTAACGTTACCTGAACCCCGACTGGAAACTCCTAGTTTAACTCCGCTTTCAAGCATTGTTTTTACTAGGGCTCCCATCGGAGTAGGTAAAATTTTCATTTTGCCATAACCATTGTTTCCGTCCATGTACATCTGAGTAATCATATGACTTACACGGTCAAGGTTAATATTAAGTCCTTCGGGATGATCAACTTCTCCTAACACACTGTATCCACCACTTATTTGATCGTTGAGCGTAGTTACAGCCCTACTGATCTCACTTACAGGATATACACGCTGGTTAGCGTTACGCACACCACCTTGTATGCAAATACCTTTTAAAAAAAGATCTTTGCCTCCAGTAGCATTTTCAGTTGACTCAACAACCATCTGTGCCTGGTCGAATGATAGTGTTTCGGTTAAGTTAAACATTATAAGTTATCCTTATGATCCGATGATACTTTTTGCGTCAGTGCCACTTTCACCTGCACCTTTTTTCTCAGCGCCATGTCCTTTTGCATTTTTGCTCATTGACTTTGATGCTTTTCCGCCTGGTACGTTTACGTTCCCTGCGTTGTCTTCTTTTGGTGCTTGTGCCTTGCCACCTGACTCGTCACCACCTTGTGCAATGTTAGAGCTTGTTCCGCCCATATCATTTTTTGATGCAACTGGTGATTTCGCTTTGTGGTCTTCGCCTTTTGGCTCAGCCACTTTCTCTACATACTCACGCATCTGTTCTGTTGCGCTTTTCTGTACAGATTCTTCTACTTCATCTTCTGAAGCTTCCATAGGTGCAAATTCTTCAGCTGGTACTAATGCTTCTTCTTCAGCATCGTCTCCGCCTTCGTCGTCCATGTCCATATCCATGTCGTCGCCGGCTTCGTCGTCACCTTCTTCGTCTTTGTCACCCATCATTTTTTCAAATTCTGCTTTAAGATCATCTAAAGCATCTTCTAAATCAACTACACGGTCTTCTAGCTCTTCTTCGCCTTCTTCACCTTCTTCGCCTTCATCATCGCCCATGTCGGCCATCATGTCATCAGCTGGATCACCGCCCATGTCGTCCATAGGTGCTTCCATTGCTCCTGGTTCTACGAAGTTTTCGTCTGTTTTTTCGTCAGTTGCTTCTTCAACATCTTCGTCTTTTGCTTCTTCTACTTCGTCGTCACTTGCTTCGTTAGTAGCTTCGTCATCGTCTTTAGATGCTTCTTCAACGTCTTTGTCATCGTCTTTAGATGCTTCTTCTACTGATTCATCTTCATCTTTAGATGCTTCTTCAACATCTTTCTCATCAGTAGCTTCTTCTACGCCTTCTAGATCATCTTCTAGTAGGTTTTCATAAATTTCTCTTGATTTTTCTATCACGTACTCGTGAAATAGTTCTTCAGCACCTGCTTTGTCCTCGTTTACGAGTTTCTCAAGCATTGCTTCAATTTTATTGATATCTGCCATGGTTTTCTCCTTTTAAGTTCGTAAGGCTGTAAAACTATTTAACAAAATGGGAAAATATATGTGGATAATAGGCTCAAAACGGGTCGTTTTGAACTGATGCTAGGATATCTGCCAGAATTTTTTAAAATCCGGCACTGTCAAGTGTTCTAAATTTGGAAGATCTTTAAGTGATTTTGGTAAAAACGAATCTCCCTCCTCAACTACTCTTATATATCTTGTTTCAGGATGACTTTTAATAGTAGTTAATGTCTGTCGCTCCCAATTTCCAAAATATGTTGCAGGATCGTAACTTTTTTTGTAGTTTTGAGTATCTGCAAAAATATTATTCACACGTTTGTATTCACCATGTTTGTCTTTACTGCCTCTATAATCAAATCCTAGTATGTAAATTTTATCGTATCCGTGCATATGACTAGCCATCCAAAGTGCTGTAGGTCCGCTACTCCAACCTTTTGATGGGTTGAATAAGTTCAAATTAGGTATACTATTATATGTTCTATTAGGATTTGTCCATACTTCGTTGTCTAATTGCCATCTGTGTTGTGTAATTTCTAAAATCATCTTTACATCAACAGCAATTAGATAGTGCGGACGGAAAGTTCTATACACAGCGTTACATGCGTATACTTTTCCAAACTGTTTTAAATCTTGTAGGTTAATTGGTTCACGACTTTTGCCGTTGCCAACGACAAATGCAACAGACATGCTATATTACGCTCCAGGTTCTGCGTTAGCGGCTAAGCCGTACATTTGTCTAACGAAGAATAATTCCTTTTCGTTTTCTTCTTTGTGCAATTCAGACGCTTTACGTGCTTTGTTTATCATTCTTAAACTAAGACGTGTCTTACGTGTGTCGTCGTATTCCATTGGTGATTGATCTGACAAAGGATCATATCCTTTATCTTCAATTGGATCTAAGTTTTGTTTATCAAAATAAAAAAATTCTCTTAGGTTCATGCTGTATTTATACCGTTTGCTGTGTTGTTGCGTCTTCGCCGCCGCCTGGTGCGGGTTCAGTTACTGTGTCAGGTGGTGTACCTTGTCCTGCAACTGCTCCTTCTCCTTCAGCTTCTGGCGCTTCATCTTCAATACCGCCTAAATCGTCAGCAATACCTGCACCACTAACTCCTGCGGTTCTCATTTCAGCACTCGCATCAGTTGGCGGTTGCTGTAAAGTTTCATCGTTTTCTTCTCTCCACAATCTTTCATTGTGTGCAATTTCTTCTTTGCTTAGTCCTAAAAATCTTTCTAATGCAAATCTATTTGAAATATATGGCACAGCCATCATTTGTGTAAATGTAGGAACACGAGTGTTGTCTAATTCTGACTGTCTATAACTTGCAAAGTTTTGTGGTGGTTGAAAACTAACATCAAACATGCTAACATCAATGTTAACACCTTTTTCCATTAGATAACGTTTGAATTCTTGATTGAATACTTCTATAAGTAGTCCTTGTAAACGCATACAGTATTGATTGAATCTTAATTCTTGAATATATGCTGTACCTACTCTACCATCATTATACTGACTTTGTCCTTCGTCTTGTGCCGCTGTTGGCAAATAAGAACTTGGAATACGTAAACCTCTGATTAGTTTATTAGTAAAGTATTTTAAGTCATCAATTTCACCTAGGTTAGTACCGCCTGGTAGTGTTTCAACTTTAGATCCTCTACCTTCAGCTGTTTGTGGGAAGAAGTAATCTTCGTTGGTTGACAACGGATTGTAAGAACTGTCTATAACAGATGTGCCTCCGCCAGTCTTCGATGGGATACGTCTTTGATGTATTTCCGTTTTAACACGCTCCACAAACTGCATAGCAAGGTGTGATGGCATGTTGCCCACATCAACGTAGAATACTCTGCGCTCTGGTGCTCTTTGTGTTCTGTATATAATAATTGCATCTTCAAGCAATTCTTTTTGTTTGTATACTTTGAAGATACTTTCTAATAATGAATTACCAAATGGATGGTTGTTGTCTAAACCTTCTGATAAACTTAAATGCACCATGTGTTCTGCTGGAATAGCAACTTCATGTTCTTGATCCATTGCAAATCTACCAGCACTACCAGTAGCACCTGTGTTAGTATTTCCTACCATACCTCTAACACTACCAGTTAAGTAGCCGTTACCACCTCCTGTTACATTTCCATTAGTTTGAAAAGGGGTAGTTGCAACTTTGTCTTTGAAATTTAAATTAATATCTTTAACAATATATTGTTCAGGCTTTTTACCTTCTGATTCATTTACAATAATACGTGATACTTTTGCAGGATCAACATGAAACCATGATTTATTTTCTGGATCTCTGATAAAAAATTGATCGCCGTATTTGAAAACGTTACGCACAATTCTAAACATACGTGTTTCAAAATTATTCATTTTAGTCCACTGTTGTAGATAGTTTTCTAAAATTTTAATTTCTGAATTAGTTGCGTCTTTTTTGAAATCTAAAATAAAATTTGTTTTGTTTGTTTTGTTAAATTGTGTACAAAATTCTGAAAGAATATCTAATGCGGCATTGACTTCTGAATCGTTGTCCATTACATTATATTGTCCGTAACGTTCAATACGATTTGGAGCACCTACATATACATCAGGCAAATATGATGAATAGTTGGTTCTAGCAGGGCCAGGTTGGTTATTGGTTCCTGATCCTAAAGGACTAGATTGTCCTGCTTGTACTTCTGTAAAATATCTTTTCCAACTCATTATATTATCCTGTCATTAAATCGCCTTGGGCTATAACCCCACTTCTAACACCTTTTGTAAGATTATTGTTTTCTTCTAACAATTCAGCGACTAACGTCATATTAGTATTTAACGTCGTTAGCAGATCATTTGTCATTTTCTGGTTTGGTCCTATATTACCTAAATCGCCTAATTTTGTGCTTAGATCTGCCATTTGTGTACCAACACTGGTCATTGTATCACCAATGGTGCTTAATTCATCTGGACTAAATTCTGCCATCATAGATGCAGTATCTGGTGCACTGTTTGAAGTTGAAGATGATGGTTCTGCTGATGCTACTTCATCATCACCTCCAAATAAAGATTTTCCTTTACCACCTAACCATTTTGGAAGATAATCTGTAAAGTCTGGTAATGATATATCAAAGTCAAATAATCCGCCGAACCAACTTTTTATTCCATTCCATGCATCAGTAAATGCGTCACCTAAACTAAGGCCGCTCCACCAATCTTTTATTCCTGTAAATATTCCTGTTACGCTATTCCAAACAGCAGTAATTGGTGCCATAAAATCGATGCCTAAAAACCAATCTTTTACTCCTGTGAATATACCAGTTACACTATCCCACATTCCTGATATCCACTGCATAAAATCTAAATTTGTAAACCAATCAGTTATACCGGTGAATAATCCTGTAATAGCGTCCCATGCTCCGCCTAGAAGATCCATAACAAAGTCAATGCCAAATATTCCTATAAGTGCCGCACCTAGTGCTGTAATCGGTCCGCCTACAACTCCTAGCATTAATCCTAATGCTACACCAACTAAACCTTTTGCAATCGTAGCCCCTAAGCTACCTAACACAGAGCCAAACAAATTCGCCAATCCATCTCCAATCCAACCCATAATTTTATCACCCAAATCTGACATTGCTTGTTGAGGATCTGCCATAAAACTATCTATAAATTTTGATAAACTTGTAAACACTCTATCAAGTGTAGGTTTCATTTTGTTAAAAACACCATCTAAGAAATCTCCGCTGGTGCCCAAATTGTCAAACATACCTGTCAGTTTTTCAAACAACGGACTGCTTAAGAAGTAATCAACAATCTTTCCTCTAAAACCTTCAATAGCCTGTTCCACACCGCCCATTAGACTAGTCATTTTTTCTTGTCTACCTTGTTCAGCGTCTATATCTTCTTTACTTTTTTTAGTAAGTCTGTTGATCTGTCCTGTAGCACTAGCAATAGCATACAAAGCAGGATTGGTAGTTTTTAATGCTTCTAATTGTGCTTGAGACATTCCTCCAAAGAATTTATCAAGTTGAGGTCCCATGTCTGCTAACATATTATTAAGTGTAGCAGGATCAACACCTTCTGCTAGAGCATTTGCAACTTCGTATGCTTTATCACCAACAGCATTAACAAGTGCAATACCTTCGTCGGTTTGTGCAACACCATCACGTAAATCATCAAACGCAACTGCCATACCTGGCATTGTTTTATTGATCATTGTCATGTTGTTTAAGAAATTGTCACGAGCAGTTCCTTCTAATGTGTTGGCATGCAAACGCACCCTAGCATCATCTAATTGACCTGCTCTGGCTTGTTCTAATTCTTTCCTATTAAGACCAGTAACTTTTGAAAGTTTATCCATCTCCATTAGGTAGTTCTGAGAACCTTCTATTAATTGAGCGTTACTCATACCTTCAAGTCTACCTTGTTTGGCCATTTCTTCAGAATAGGAAATAAAGCCTTCATTAATGGTGTCAATTTCATAACCCATTGCCATCAGTTGTTCACCAATTTTACCTACTCTAAGTCCTTTGGATACAACTGCAAATCTTCTTGCACCTTCAGTAGTGCTTTGTCCAAACAGTGCCATTGTTTGGCTGTTTGATTCTACAAAGTTAGCAAATCTTTCTAAACTCATTCCTGCTTGCCCAGCAACTCTGCTTACTTCAAACATGTCGTTACCAAAACTTGCACCATTTGCCGCAACAGCTCTGAATGTGTCAATTTGATTATCTAAAGCACTTGCTAAAGGTCCTAAAAGATTTCCTACTAATGGAATAGCACTTGCTAGATCGCCCAGCCTATTACCGCCCATAAGCAGTTCTTTACCAAAATCCATAGCGCCGCTGATTGCGGCTGAAATACCACCAAATACTAAACTTTGTAGGGCTTGCTCTGCTTCTGCGGCCGCAGTTCCCATAAGGCTGACATCGTCAGCCGCATCTTTGGCTTCGTCGCCCATGTTTTCCACAGCTCTACCAGCCGTAGCCGCTGGACCGCCACCCGCTCCGCCAGCGCCTCCACCAGAACCGC